GTGGCGGTGGGGGTCGGTATCGGTGTGTGGGTGCACTATGATCGAGTGCATGATCAGGAGACAGCCAGTCTGGTAGATCACGCTGTATCCAGTGCACTGGCTGGTGTTACTACACAGCCCACAGAGACCACTACAGAACCGGCAGCCACAGAGGCGACCGCAACCACAACAACTACAAAGCCCACAACCACTAAGAAGAAAAAGAAGAAGCATACTACCACGCAACCGCAAGTAGTGTATCGCACCGAAAGGAATGGCACAGTAGCCCCAGCCGCAATAAGAGAAACAACCGAATCAACGGTGCCGAAGCGTCCTGCTGACGCGCACTTTGATCCCATACCTTCTGACGATGGATATTACTGGGACACAGCTTCTTCTCGAGACGATCCGTTAGAAGAAATATATGTCGATGAAAGCGGCAGGCATTTCTATTTCAAAAAGGGCGATAAATCCACTCCAAGAATATATATTGACTAATAACTCTAAAGCGGCTGTTCCAGTGCGGAGCAGCCGCTTTGCTGTTTATTGCAATTTTGCTTTCAGCGCGTCCACTTCTGCCTGCAAAGCGTCCAGTTGCTTCTTTTGATCTTGGATCAACTTAAGCATTGCCGGTATCATGATACGATCTTGCCAGCTTTCAGGTCTCCCTTCACTGTCATAGATCACTGCGTTGGGGTAATGCTTGTCCAGATCCTCTGCAATAACGCCGATCTGCGTCCCGCTGACCAATTCGTTGTCCTTGTATTCTGGCTTGTAATTGTACTGGCACACCTGTACATCGTAAAGACCGTTTGGATCCAGCACAGCGTCTTCTACCGGTTTGATATTCTCTTTGTATCGTTTTGATGAGTTTGCGGTTGTAATAACGCCGCTTGTGTTTACAACCAGTGGAATGGTTCCGCTTGAAGATTTAAAACTCAGTCTAATATCGTCTTGTACCGTCAGTTTGCCTCTGATTGTCGTGGCGTTATCAATCCATATACTCTTCCCGACAAGGTATAAAACATTATCGCCACCATTCGCACTAAGCACAAACCCGCCTTTTGATTCAATCGTATCACGGTACGCAGTGCTTCCGCTAAGCGTCCAACTCACTTTAGACAGTACAAATCTGGTTTCAACCGAATCTTTCGATCCCGCTTGTATACACAAGTTGCCATTCTGCTGCATTCTTAAGCAAATATCTCCGCCTTCTAAATATGTTTTGGCTCCGTGCTCATACTGACCGTATCCAATTACAAGGCTGTTACCACCAGATGCAGCATTAATGATTTCATATCCGGCAAGATCATATATTTTTTTGTAGAATTGTACATCGGCATCAAATTTGGTTTTCCCTTCCACCGATAGGGCCCCGCTTACATCTACCGAACCATTGCATACCATATCGCCGCCCATCGTTACATACCATGTACCAGTATATGAACCGTTGCTGTTCTTTTTTTGTGCAGAAAACACCCAAGAGCCTTTGGTAGTTGGCTTTTGAATGTATGCACGATAACTACCCAAATCCGCATACAGTTCTCGGTCGGTGATGTTCCACCCGGCGATCGTGCCTTTATCCGCAAGGATCTCAATACCGGAGAGTCTACCGGCTGAAATGTCCGTAGCATTCAGGTAATACTGGTTGGTTTTTTTGTTGTAGTACACCGCAAAGTCCTTAAAGGGGCCTTGCAGTCCGGTGGTAGAAACAGCCATGCCGTTCTTATTCAGCAGCAGGCAGCGGCCTTTGGTCTTGCCCTCCGCTGCCGGGTACTCTCCGATATAAAGCGCGTCTGACACACCATCGCCGTCCCGGTCGATCAAAGCAGCGTAACCGCCCACTGCGTTCGTGATAGAATCCGTAGCATCCTGAATGCGCTGTGCCAACGGCGCTGTGACCTGCTGCATAGCCTTAGAGATCATGCGGGAAAGAATGCTTCCGGCAGAGCTGCCCTCCTGTTCTGAACGGGCATGGGCGGTCACTTCCATAGTGACGGAGCCATCATAATCATACTCCACACCCATCAAAGGGATATGGTGATCGCCGGTATCGTCCCGGTAAGTGATCACATCGAAACTATCCAACGCCGGATTGGCCGTGAGCAATGTCATACTTCCCGGTCGGTACTGTATGCCCAGGTCAAATACAGTCTCACCCTGGTCGCCATCATCTATGTAGATCATATCAGATACAGCGTTAAATACTTTTTCCGCTTGGGCCTGGGTGGTGATCAGTGGGTTGTCGAAATACAGCACCTCGCTGTTGACCGACAGACTATCTGGTGCAAGAATATTCTTATTCCCATTGTTGCAACTGATCCCCAGGTAGGTTTTGTCCGTCTCTGCCAGTGAAACCTCTGTGACCGTGTCATCTGTCACCGCGTATTCTGCCGTACCATCATATACCTGGGCGAAAGTATCTACTCGCAACTTGCCTTCTCGATCAAAGACGGCAGCACAGCCGCAGAACCCAGCCACATAACCGATGGCATCATTCACATTATAGGCAGTGACCTGCTGCTTGCCGTCCTCGTCTGTTTCCGTACCGCAGAGCAAAGAAACATCTACCGTGCCAAAGCCGGAGACCTTGCTCTCCACGCCGGCAGCCAACTCAAAGTTACCCTGGCGTGCCAGGTCTTTTAAGATTGCCAAAGGGGTCTGCTGACCGCTGATGGCGGCAGAATACGGCATAGAAAGATCATACATGTGGTCGTACATTTCCAAAGTGGTACATTCGCCGGACCGAGTGACCTTTTCCGGATAAAACACGCCCATTGGCACCCACTCCACTGCACCGTTGACCATACAGCCAAAGTACACCACGGTTTTCTGCCCGCGAAGCACGGCACCGGCAGGCACAGCCCACAGAACGCAGTTACACCCACAAGCGTAGGACTTTGCCAGCGCGTAATCGTCATGGCTGATACTGCGGTCAATATTCAGCTCCATAATGTTATTTTGCTCATTTGGGCTTGTAGGATCCGTCTCATCGTTGTAGCCAAAAATGAAATTGCCACATTTAACCTTCACATAGATCCGTTCCCCGTTTTTGATGGCCTGGTTAAAATCAGTGCTTGTCTTGTACATAAAATACTCCTTTAGCGCTCAATGGCGTCTACTTTGTAGTTGATGAAATACCGGCAATCCCTGGCACCGGAATAAGCCGTCCAACTGGGCGTGCCAAAGTAGCAGCTGAAAGAAAACACCGTATTCCCGGAGGTATCCTCCAGCTTAATAGAATGCCAGGGCTTACTCGCATTGTTGATCACGCCGTTTAGCTTGTCCAACTCCGCCCGGGTCAATGGCGGAAAGGACAACTGCCTTGTTTTTTTGACCTGAACGATACTGCCGTTCATATAAGCCGACTTGGAGCGGCCTGTGTTAGAGGACCACACCTTTTCATCTGAACAGGATATGGCATTGAATGATGGGTTTGGCATTTTTGTGCCGTCAATATATAGTGGCATACCGTCCCTCCTTACGCTGTAGCCGCAACCGGGTCACGGCCTTTCTTTTCTGTTTGGTTCACATCGTCCAGCACCACCGTGCTTAAATGCTTACCGCCCACATATACCGGGATCGTTACATTGACCGCCTGCCCGCTGCTACCCAGCATTTGCACCATCATTGCGGCTACCTTGCTGATCCACTGGGTGTTTCGCTCCAAAGGCACAACAGCCTCGGCGCCTTTACCTTCCAGCAGACCGACCTGGCCTTTTTTCAGCACGCCGCCCTTTTCCAGCTCTGGGATAGTGGGTATAGAAAACAACTGGTACTGGCCGTTGGTCACGCTCACGCCCAGGGCGCTAAGCACCTTAGACAGCGTGCTGCCAACGCTAATCAGCAGCTTGTCATTGATCTTGCCAACCATATTGTTGACCAGTTTGATCACACCGTTTAAGGGGCCTTTGAACGCATTGGTAAAGGTGGCTTTCAAATTCTTCAGGCCGTTCTTTAAGCCGGTCACGATCTTACCGCCAAGGCCGGTGACTTTTGATACAACGCCACTTTTCCCGGTAAAGAAATTAACAACGCCGTCCTTAAATCCTTTGAATTTTTGGCTGACCTTTTTCCACAGATCGCCGATACCGTCAAACAGACCTTGGGAAATAAAGCCGCCCTGTTCTTTCATAACCCTTGAAGGTGACTTAATCTTAAAGGCTTCCTGGAAGCCTTTGAGAAACGGCTGGAAGATATGTTCATTGATCCACTTTCCTGCGTCACCAATACCGTCAACAATGCCGTCCCAAATGCCCTGGGCCACATTGCCGCCGGCGTCTTTGATCTTTCCTCCAAAATAGGTCTGCACACTGGAGATGGCGTCCATAATCAGTTTGCCGAGGAATGCGGAAATACCACCCAGGGCGGCGCCCAGCGCCTCAAACAGAGAGCTAGCCATACCCCCAAAGTCAATACCGGCTATAAAATTCTCCAGCGCCGTAGCCAGCCCTCGCCAGTCCAGGTTTTCCAAGAAACCGGAAATGGTCTTGAACACACCACTGATGGCATCCGAAATAGTCTTGGCCACTTGGCCCCACTCAATAGTGCTCACCAAGCCGTTTATGTTGCTTGCAAGCCCGGCACCCAACTGGTCGAACTTAAAGGTGGTTAGGAATGTGTCCAGTGCGCTGAATATCGTATTCACGCCCTGTCCCACGATCTCACCCACACCTGCCCAGTCAAAGTCCTGTACAAAGCCGTTCAGGCTATTGGCAATGCCGCTGACTGCATCATTGACCTTTTTCCGTATGCCGTCCCAGTCCAGGTTCTTGATCTTGTCGATTACTTTATTGCAGGAAGCCGCAACCTGCTCGCCAATGCCCTCAAAGTCGCCGCTTTTCCACAGGTTCTTGATTTTCTCCAAATAAGCGGAGAACTGGTCGGACGCTGCCGGTGTCTTGGCCGCAGAAGAATTGGACGAGCTGCTGTCTTGCTGATCATCACTGACCTTAGTAATTTGGTCAAACCCATACAACTCTTTTTGTGCTTGAGACAGCTTTTTCGTCTCTTTTGTGGTCTTGCCCACAGCGGTGGCTGTGGCATTTACTTGCGAAGCGATCCCCACAGAGGAAAGCAAGCCGCTGATGGCATTGGCAACACTCATGGCGTAGGGCATGAGCTTTTCGAACAGCCCCACAACCACATTGATGGCCGGTGCCAAAGCATTCGCAAAAGCATTTTTCAAGGCTTCTACACGGTTATTCAGAGCCTCGTTCTGACTTAAATAACCGGTGATTACCGAGCGCAGCTCACCGAAAATGTTTTTACACACTTTCAACCCCAGCGATACCACGCCTATGCGGCGGATAGACTTGACCACATTCAGCAGAGACTTACTGGCCGTACCGGAAGAAGCACGCATATTTTTCAGGTGACTATGCACCTTGCCGAAAGCGGCGCCCGCTGCGGACCCGATTTTACCGAATACGGAACCTGTTGCCCTACCGATAGCCCCGAATACAGCACCCGTCTTGCTGCCGACGGTTGCAAACGCGCTTCCGAGACTTTTAACCTTGTTTTTGAACTTGGTCATTTTGCTTTCAACCGGTGGGAAGGCTTCCTCTTGCAGAGCGTTGTCAAGCTTATTGCCCATTTCAGTCAGCGCTTCGCCGTTCTGCTTTATGGTACTGCGTAGAGATTTATACCGCGTGGTCTCGATCGCCAGGCTGCCGTTGGCTTTATTGATTTGAGCCGTGGTCTGCGCCATAGCATTTTTTTGCTGGTTCATTTGTGCGGAAACACTTTGAATTTCTGCTTTGAGTTTATCGAGTGTATCCGTTTTCAAATTATCGGGATTCAGCCCTACATCCCGGAGTTCATCATTGAAAACCTCCAGGTCGTTTTTCATGCGTTGCAATCCGGCCCTGTGCTGTTCAATTTCCTCCAATGTCATATAACGGGTCGATATTCTACTTGTGGTGCGAATCAACCCAGCCAATTCCTCATGCTGTTTGTTGACACCGGCAATTCCATCTTTATAATCGTTCAAAAAAGCCTGCTGCTCTCGATATTTTGAGGTCACCGCCGTTAACTGGCCTGCCAGGGAGGCATATTCTTTGTTCTGCGATTTCAGCTTGCCCTGTAATTGCTCCACCTTGTTGGAGTAATCCATAATCTTGACGCTGCTCGCTGTAGCCGCTTGCACATTGCGCTCTTGTGTCTTTACCAGGCTTTCCACCTGTTTACCCAGCTTGCGGGTATCTTCATAAGCGGAATTCATCGCTTGGGCGGTCGCCGCACGCACTTGGCCGGTCACACCGGACAACTGTTTCAACTCGCCCTGGAGCGTTGTAATGCTCTTTTTATACTCGCTGATGTCTGCCGTAAATCGGGTTACCAATTCTTGGTCCATTTTTTCACCTCACTTTCTGATCTAATTACAACTGGTTGAAATAAGCCAGTGTCTTAGCCGCCTGAATGTCCAATATGTCCTCCTCAGTCCAATAGGGGAAGCGTTCATACACAGGGCCTATATCTTCCCCGGCAACAATAGAAGCGATCACACCGGCCTGGATATAAGCGATTTGTGACAGATTTTGATACTGTATGCGCTCCCGGTCACGATGGAACAGGATATACCGCTTTAATTCACCGTAAGTCATTGCAAGAATGATCGGAAAAGCCAGGCCACAAGCATTGGCTTCTAAAATCATATCATCCAAGGTGCAATACTTACCCTGGAAAGGAAGCGGGCTGTTCCTCACTTTCTGCCGTCTGCTCCATGCCATCAAAAGCAGCATTGAGCATTTTGCCAATACAGGAGGACAGCTTTTCCGCCTGGGTGTCACTCAACAGACCGGATACATGGGCCAGCTTGAAGAGAATGTCGGAGAATGCGTCCATACCGCTGACGCCACTGTCCACCAGCGCGTCATACAACGCCTCACCGGTTAGATCGCCGTTGGGATCATCGTTAAAATGCAGGGCCTCATCCAGTACAGCCAGGAGCCGCTCCGGATCACTGGAAGCGCTGAGGATCACATCCAGGGCGTCCTCGTTGAATTTATTTTTCAGTCGCAGCTGAGCAGCTACAGTCAAACGCAGGTGCACAGTCTTGCCGCCATTCAGTTGCAAATCGTATGTTCTGGTTACAATATGGGATTCGTTCATTGTCATTTCCTCCTAAAAAGTGGGGAGGCAGTCGCCCGCCTCCCGAATAGTCGATTTACGCGGCGGGGAACTCTCTGCTCCAGTCGCCGTCCAGCTTGTAAGAGACAGTAGCCTCCATCAGGCTGTTTACGCCCGGTCCCTTAATCTTCAGGCTGGGCACACCAGAGTTGTTAAACTTGGTGCCGTCCGGCAGCTTAACCATAATGGGTACGGACACACCGGCGTCCTCCAAAGCTGCCAGCACCCGATAATCCGATGTGGCGTCCTTTGCGTTGTACAGAAAAGTCACCTCAAAGGCGTCTGCTTTCTTGCGAATACCGGTAATGCTGTGTTCCACATCATCGTCATAGCAAGTGGCGTCCAGTTCTTCCCGTTCGCCCTTGGTCAGATCGCCGATTTGGGTGGCGTAGTTCAGGCACTTGGCTGTGGAGCCGGTATAGTTGGGATATACCTCAATGCCTTTGGACGCAAGACCGCGTTCCGGCTTTGTTTCGTTCATATAAAATCCTCCTTAATCTATCAGTCGATTGGTTCTTGTATCAACCCGACGGCCGTAACGCAATGATTTGCGCAAATAACCGCTGGGGTCATGTAACAGTGCGTCCGAGGACGCAAATTGCCGGATCAGGCCCAGCGAGGTCAAAGCCTCGTCTACCTTTTCCGTCAATTCCAACAGGTCCGGCAAGGTCATAAACCACAGATCCACCTGATAGGCGATCACATCTACGCACGCCAGTTCCGTGCCTGTATTGGTGATCTCATAAAATGTGATCAGGTTACCTGCCGGTTTGCTCTCCGGAAATGCCATCTTAATGTCATAGGGAATGTCCGACTGTACGGATTTTAAGGTATCCCGGATCACTGCACGGTAGTTTTTCACTTGATCGCCTCCTGTATAGCCGTGCCATAGTGCTCTGCTATCACCGGCTGCATTTCCTGCATGCCGTTATACATAAATAGCGCCGGCAAGCGGCCTTTCAACCTGCGAAATCCGTAGCCGGGTATATACGCAGTCCAAGGTTCATGCTTGCGCACTATACCCAGCTCACTGTCCAGCGGTGTACCCTTTTCGTCACCCACAGGTCCGGTTCCAAATTCCACATAGGCCGCATACTGCATATTGGTACGGCTGCCTGCGGTCACCCGATCACCGTCACGCTCGCAAAAGGCGGCGATAGACTCCCGCAGCAGTCCGGTGTCCTCCGGGCAGTTGCTGCGCTGACGGCCGGCCATATCCTCTGCGTCCTGCAACATCTGCCGCTCCAAGTTGTCCAGCAGATGATCTGCGGTGCGTTGCAGCGTCTTGGCATAGGCACCCAGCTTTTCGATCTCAATGTTCGTTTCCACCGGGTGCCCTCCTCTCTGTGGCATTCGCTGTCAACAACCGATAATGTAGGAACCGCTGCACGGTCTCCACCTCCAGCCAGCCAATACCCTCTACCTGTACCAGGTCGCCGGGCCGTACGCCCACAGGGTCATACAACACGGCTTGATACCCGGCAGACAGCACCCGCCCCCGCTCCTCAATAGGGGCAGAAGCAGATACCGGCTGCCAGCACAAATACAAAACGGCAGGTGTAGCACTGTATGTGTTCTGCTCAAAGTCGTAAGCACTGTCTCTGATCGTCTGTGCGGAGAAAATCCGTGATTTTACAGTCCACGACTTAGGCGTTTTTGCTTTCACAGGTGCGCACCTCCCTGTATCTGTTGTACGGCTGGAGCAGGTCGGCAATGGCTGTCTCCTGCTCCGCAGGGGTGGTATAGGTCTCGCTCATAGATACGCTGCCCTCCGTATAGGACGCACTCTTTACGCCATAATCCCGATCCTGTACAACGCCGTTCAAGTGCACAAAAGCAAGTTTTGCCAGCGTGGTGGCGGTAACCACCGGCGGCAGCTCTTGCGTGCCCAAATAGGTCAGGCAATCGTCCTCTGCCATATCCAAAAACAGCTGTAAATCCAGCTCTTCACCGGCGTGTGCGTACCAGGCCTCGCATATCTTGTCGTAACGCCCGGCAGCGGCCCGCAGCAGCCGCAGAGCCTTGTTTTTCATCTCATCAGTCAAACATATCACCCCATAACAAAAGACGCCTTATTTGGCGCCCTTTTTTGTATCCTCTTTTTCTTGCAGCTGCCAACCGGCATTCAAATAAGCCGGCAGACAACTCCGATCAATGACCACTTGGGTCTTGCCCTGTACAACGGTTACCTTTTCCATTTGTACCTCCCCGGGCTTAGCCCTGCACCTTGACGATCATATTCTTGTCCAGCGTGGTCACGCCGTACAGAATATCAAAGGACACGGTGTCGATCTTGTGGGTGCTGTCGTAGTCAAAGACCACACGCACACCCAGGCCGTCCGCAGACGCCACATAGGCGTTCTTGTTGCCCATCGGCAGATCCATAGGACGGGTCACCAGTGCCACGCCGTTGCGGTGGAACCCTACTGATGTAGGCGCAGAGATCACAGTGGCGTCCTTTCCAGACAGTGTAGCGTGCAAGGGCTGGTCAATAGCCACCTCGGCCACCGCGCCGCTGGCAGCCGTAGCGCCTGCGGCAAAATGGTACACATAGCCGTCCACAATAAAGCAGTCGCCCTTTTTCACCGTGGCAGTAGCAGCAGTCACAGAGGACAGCGCCACCTTGCTCTCACCGGCAGTACCACTGACCTTATAAGTCTTGGCAGTACCAACGGCATTGTCCAGATAACCGTAGGGATACGGTGCGTTCTGACTCATATAGGTGTCCATGGTGTACACCTTGCCCAGTTCTGCGTCCCGCAGGGCGTTGCCGTCACCGGCATAGGACACCTTGGACAGGTTGTCGTCCGTAGCATACAGCACCTTGTGCGAGGGGTTCAGCACCAGGCGGCGGTTCTGAACCGGCACACCGGCAAAGTCCAGATAGCTGCCCACTTTGGCAATATCCTTAATGGGCTTGGTTGCGCTCTCTCCGGAAGCGGTCACGGTGCGACCGGCGCCCTCTACGGCAGTCGCCAATACATCTGCGTCCACCGCGCTGGCGATGGCGGTCATGGCCGGTTCGATCACCTGAGCAGAGAAGTCGCGCAGATCCAAGGACATTTCCTTAGAAGTGATCTGCACAGTCACATCACGCAGCCGGTCCATCTTCACGGGTACACCGCCCTCGTTCAGATCCTGGGGATCCACAGCGCCGGTAAAGTTCTTGGCTACAAACTTGCTGGGGCGGCGGGCGGTAACCGTGTCGCCAACCTTCACAAATTCGTCCTCATAGTCCCGGTGCACCAGGTTGGCCATCACCAGGTTGTTTTTCAGTACCATCAGTGCCTCATTGGCAATGACATTGGGGGTTAAAATCGTATTCGGCATTTCTTATTCCTCCTATTAGCCGTTCTGTTTTCTCCACGCCTCATAGGCGCGGAAGTCTGTGGGCGGTACATTGTCGCCCGCTGCTTCCTTACCCGCCGGCGGCAAGTCCTTGCCCCGCAGGTTGGCGGTTGTGGCGGCCTGTACTGCCTCTTGAAATGCGGCGTCAAAAGTCTCCAGGTTCTTTTGCGAGGCGGTGGCGTCATTCCCGGTCAGGAATGCGGCAAACTGTGCAGGCAGCTTGCGCTGGAGCAGCTCAGCCGCAACAGCCGTTTCCAGCTGCTTCTTGGCAAAGGCTGCCTTTTCCTGTTCAAATGCCTGGCGATCCTTGGCCAGGTTATACCGCTCTCGCTCCTCTTTGTTCATACTGGATAGTTTTTTGGCTTCGTCCGCCTGCTCTTTGGCGCTTTCTTCCCACTTGGCTCTGGCCGTGGCAAGCGCCTTGCTGACCCTGCTGTCAAATTCACTTTGAAATTTTTTGTCTTTCAGCAGTTCGTCAAAGGTCGGAGTGGTGTTGCCCCCATCGGAGTTGGCGCCGGTGTCGCCTGCTGCCCCCTCTGCGTTGGTGTCTGCTCCATTTTCGCCGGTATCTTCGGCAAACAGCTGAAGGTTCAGCGGCAGGCGTGCGCACACCCGGCTCTGTTCTCTGCTGTTTTCCATCTCGGCATTGTGTTTTGTCATTGCTGACTCCTTTCCCAAACCGTACGCTGCCGGTTCGTTAAATGATATATTCCCACAGGCATTGCCTGTAAATGGGCATAAAAAGAGCAGGGCTGCATTGCAGCTCTGCTTGATTTGATATGTGTATCGCTCTTACTTCATCGCGTCCAGCCATTCCTCCGGACATTTTCCGCCATAAAATTCGTCAATGGCTTCTTGCAGTATTCTTTTGAATTCTTCTTCACTAATCTCTTCGTGCCCTGTCACTCTTGCTACAGGTGGATCGTTCCAGCGTGGAGCAGTAAACAACTTCTTCTCTTTCACCATTATTCACTACCTTTCCAGTAAAAAGATTTTTAATATGGACTCATTTTGAATAACTTTGGATACCACAAAGCTACTACCACGCGGATACAATATCTCTTGCTCGCCTGTATTGAAGGATCGAATATCTCGTCCATTTTTGCATTGCGGAATATAGATTTGCACTTCTGCGTCCGGGTTATAGGTCTTTCCGCAGGTTGCAGCTATGTACTCGTTGTAAGTAACCGTGTTGCCGACCGTATGCGTGTTTACAAACCTTTGCAGTTCCGTTGGATCGGATATAACCAAAGAGCGTTTTACCAATCCGGCATACCTGGGGAATTTCTCAAGCGCACGATCTAAGTTAGTTATAGCCCTTTTCTCCTCGTTTGTCAACTCTATACCTTGCCGCAGTTTCTCGTTAATCGGGTAAAAGTCACTGGACACCCAGCTGTTGATTGCGTATTCTTCCTCTTCAGTCAAGCCCATGTCTCTCTTCTCCACATACTTTTCATACCACTGGGCATAGGTCATATCTGCCGGTACGGTCATAGACTGTCCTGTCACCGGATCCCTTGCCCAGCGGGTGCCGAGGCGGTTACTCACCACCGGCACGGTAATACTGCGGCAGAAAGGGTGCATGGGCGGCAGGTTCTCGCCTGCTTTTGCCTCTTCCACCAAAAAGGTCTTGCCGTCCAGCTGGCGGCAGATGGCGGAGGTGCGCAAATCCAGAGTAGCCATAAACCGATACCGGATAATGCCCGCTGTCTTATAGCCCTCTAAAAAGCCCTGATTGGAGAAGTGATTTACCTCTGTACGGATCAGGCGGCTGGCGCAATAGCGTTGCCCGCTGTCGCTATCTGCACCTATGCAGTCCTCCAGCAACCGCTCCTCCATATCGTGCAGGGTCATGCCGGTCATGCAGCCTACCTCAATGGTGCGCTGCAAGCGCTTGCAAAAGGCGGCGTTGTTCTTCCACACACGATCGGAATAGTTTTTGCCGCTCCACTTATGGGTAAGTGCGGCCTGTACACGGCGGTCACTGATCAAGCGAAAGTCATATAGACCATTACGCTTTTGGTCGTTAAATATAGTGCGGTAGTATGCTTGTTTGAGTGTATCTGTCAGTCGCGCTTTCGCCAGCCGTTCCTCCCGCGCGCCCATGGCTACGGCTTCCGCACGAATAGCGTTCTGTAAAGCCTGCAAACGGCTGATACGGTCCGCATACGCAGGAGCGTCCAGCATAGCGATCAATTCACGCCGTGCCTGTGGTTCCTTAGTCTGTTGTAGCTGTTCCAGCAGACGCTGGCGCTCCTCTGCGGTTTGGCCTGCGCTCAGCAGCTGCAAGGCATAAGCCTGGCTGATCTGACCGTTTTTAACATACCGGCGGAGAATACGCTCAATTTGCTCGTTGAGCTGCTCTACACCCTGGGCGTACATACGGTTGACCTCCACCATCGTAGCGGTGGTGCGCGCTTGCAGCAGGTGTTCCAGGTCAACCGTTCGCCTTTTCCAATACTCTGCTGCTTTCATAGGTTAAGCGTCCTTTTCTTTGTCTTGCTGTTTCTGATCTGCCGACTGTCCCTTTTCATCAGCTTTGTCCTCCGCCTTGGCGGCAAAGCTGTCCATATACTGCTGCTGGTTCTCCTGCTTTTGCTGTTTCATGTTCTCCACAGCTTCCGCCGGGTCCTTAACGAACCATAGCAGGGACAACAGCGTCTGATCGTCAACCAGTCCGGCATTCTTCAAGGTGCACACCATCTGCACGATCTGCGCCTCATCAATGGGCAGGGCCACAGTGAACACAATATCCACATCGTCCACGGATACCGGATCAATTCCGTTATGGGCCAACCAGTTGTTATATAATCTCCAGCGTTTCTTTAAGCCCGCCTCCATGGCACTCATTTTGCTTTTTACTAGCAGGTGCAAGGCCAGCAGCTTCAATTTCAGCGCCACGCCACTGGCGTTGCCTGCAAAGGCCTGGTCTGTCATATCCGGGGTTAAGGTCATCTTATGAATATCCGATACCAGCGTATCGTCCAGCACCTTTAATGCGTTCTCATCAAAGGTCTTTTGCACATATTCCAACCGGGCGTCCTGTGGAATACCATCTACAAAGTGATCTTGCTTTGCGGCTGCCATCGTCTCCGGCGGCAATACCGCACCATAAGCAGCTAAAATAGAATTGACAAACTTGCGCTTGTCCGTCAGACGATCGGACAGCAACTCATTGCGGGCGTCTATCAGGTTGGCCACCTGCTCAAAGTCGCCTTGTCTCTCCTCGTTGTTCTCATAACACACCACCGGCACCTCATCAAAGAAGTGTGGCACCGGTGCACCCACCGGGTTGTACACATAGTTTTCTTTATCCAGCGATGTGCTTTCGTACTGCTGATACTGGGTAGCCGTATAGACTGTTACCGCATAGTACCGGCTGCGATCTGTGCGTTCCCGCTGCTCAAACCACAGCGCAAACAGATCCTTGTGCTCCACGGTATCATCTTGCACCAGCACGATCTGATCCGGCGCATACACTGCGGATCGCGGGCGTGGTTGCTCATCTGTGCTGGCATATAGCAGTTCACAGCTTTCGCCGTATATACCCATAGCCTTTCCGTTTCGTTGATCTACGGTAGCAATATTCTGGCTGTGATAGGCCGCCATGACGGCGGAAATGTCAATCTTCTTTCCGCACAGATCGCAAAGGCCGTCTTTGTCCTCATCCACAGCGTTGTGACGGACAAGGTTGCCGTTTTGCCGGTCCAGCTTGGCCTCAACCGTAGACACCAGGGAAAGCTGTGCCTGACTGTCTTTCTTGTCCCGGTCGTTGCAATCGTACTTTACCGGCTCACTTAGGAAGTAGCCGCGAATAATATCTACGATATACTTGGCGTAGTTGGTCTCCGCCCGCACATCATCCTCTTCATCTCCACGGTGAAGCTGTGGAACACCGATATACCGACCATATAGGGCGCAACACCGTCTTTCATATTTATTTGCTTTACCGATCACATAATCGATCACCGCAGAAGGCAACTCGCCCCGGTCAAGGTTCGGCACATCCCGCCGGTTCATGTAAAGTATCATCCTATGTCCTCCTTGTTACGATCCGCCCCAGCGCCGTGCTTACAAAGTAACGCATAGCGTCCATAGCGTGGTCGTCCTGTTTGACCGGTTCGTCCCGGCCCGCCTCCGCCGCTTTGTCGTACCAACGGTAGGCGTAAAATTCTGCAATGGTACGGGTGCAGTCCTTACTGAACAGCAGATCTGCCCGCTGCAATAGCGTACATACGGTACGGATTCCATCCAGCACCGCGTTATCCGCCTTTAATACCTTGAGCCCCCGCCTTTGCAGTTCTGTAATGAAAGAAGCCGCCGAAGGGTCAACCACTACGCAGGTATACGGCGTATCGCCGATAAAGGCCATCATCTCGTCCGCATACTCTGCGTCCGTTCTTTGTTTATGGTTCTCTCGCCCGGAATAGTAATATTCCTTGGTGCACAGCCACTTGCCGTGATATTTGCGCCACATCAGGAACACCGTAGGGTTTAGCGTACCGTAGTCCACACTGATATAGGCAGAACCTTGCAGTTCGTTATCCGGCGGCAGCGGAATACAGTGCCGCCTTTCGTCAAACATATCGTAGATCAGGCCCTCTGCCACTTTCCATTCGCCCAGAATATACCGAGCATAAAAAACGCCCGCGTACATCGTTCTGTACCGGGCTTTGACCTCCTCTGTCAAGGACAAGTTATCGTCCATCGTAAAGTGAAGGTAGAGTATTCGCTTTTCTTGCCGCTTCTCCGGCAGGATCCATTCTTCATAAAACCAGTGGTGTGGGTTATCCGGATTACAGTTAAACCAAAATTTTGCGCCGCTGACAGAACACCGGGCGGTGGCCTGCTGTACAAAGGACTGGGGCATTAAAGCCACCTCGTCAAAGAACACACCGGCCAGGGTCATACCCTGGATCAGATCCTGGCTGCTTTCGTCCTTGCCCCCGAAGATATAAAACGCGTTTTCCGTACCACCCCGCGTCACCACAAGCACATTGTCGCTGCGGCTGTATTTCACCTGATACCCGCGACTTTGCAGCATTGCAGGCAGAAAAGAAAGCACATTCCGGCGAAAGGAGCTGATTGTCTTGCCGCACATGGCAAAGTTCATGCCGCTGTAGGTACTCATAGCCCACAGAATATAGCTAAGCGCCATACTCACCGTCTTACCGGATCGTATAGCGCCGTCTGCAATTATTCCGTTTTTGTCGCTCACAGGTGATGTTTTGCACCACCAGGTGAGCACCTGGAGCTGCTTGGCGGAGAATGGCTGAAAATGAAAGGTGCTTATTCTTCCCATGCCTGTTCACCCGCTTTCTGCTCCAAGGCCTCCAGAAAGCCATCGTCCGTCTGCTCATCTTCATGCCCTCGGGCCAATTCAAAGTGACGCAGAAGCTCTGCCAGGGCTTTCACCCGATCAGATGTATTCGGCGGCTTTGCCGTCTCTGCAAACCCGATGGAGCACAGTGCGTTCAGCACATCCGTTGCGGTAAAATCCAACTTGTCCAGCTTTCGCTTTTCCAGCTCAGCGATAAATTTTTTTACCTTATCATTTCTTAGCAATCGGCTTGCTTGGCTTTCTGCGCTCCCGGGCGCCTTACAATTCGGGTAAGCAGCCTGGTAAGACCGTTTCCCATTATGGTCGAGCACATATTCATAACAGAACAACCTTTGTTTAGGTGTTAAGGTCTCTTTACCCACACTGCTCACCTCCTTTGTAATAATTACGGATTATATGCTGTTATTTTTTCTGTTTGCTATTTGGAAAAAATTCATCCAGTATCTCAAGCGTTAGTACCGTTTTTTCAAGATGGATATTTTTCTTTATCCAAGTAAACAACAAAGCAACTGATGTAACGATAGCGGCCACGATCACTACGACAAGGACGATATAGCTTATCACTCCTTTACAGTCATTGTGAAGTGCAACGATCCAAGAAGTCATAGTCGCAATCAAAGAAAACTCTGCTGCCATAGACGCATTAAAGAATTTGGATGCGGATTTCACATCCGTCTCAGCCATAATGCGTTTGCGCCGGCGTTCTGCCGGAGAAATGTTGGTCAGTTCTGTCTTGATCTCTTCGTACTTCAGGACTTCACGATTTTTCTTCTGCTGCTTGCCTAAAGGTTTTTCAGAGCGTTTACGCATGTATTTGTTTTCCCCCTTTCGCTCACCATAATTATAGCACATCTGAAAATGGGCCTCGTAGTAACCGCATTTAAGAAAGGAAAAGCACAAAAGCAAAAGCCAAAGAGCGCACCGTTTGGAGCGCTCTTTCAATCTGTTTGGCAGTTTATACTATAACACAGACGGCAACCTGCATACTATAACATCAACATGCATTGCATAGTGGTTTTTTCATTTTTCACATTCCAGCATATCCAGGGACTGCGGGTGAATGCGAGAGACCAGGTGATTGTATGTAATATCTTCGTCCACCGCGATCTTCTCAAAAGTGTCACCGTTCAAATACCGCCGACGCAACACACGCCGGTGCAACGGACTGCGTACCTGCTCAATAGCAGCCTCAATTTCTGCCCGCTGCAACAGAGCAAGCCGGACTTGTTGGTCCAGCTTCTCTTTCAGTTCTATAATGCGATCTACCGTCAAGGTAAAATCTGCCCGCTGCCCGCCTCCCGGCGTGGGAGAGAGGGAAGCCGTGATCTTTTGCGCCCGGCTGTTCAGTTCTTCGATCTCCTGTTGTGTAATCTCAACCTCCGCCCAGCACTCCCGATAGCGTTGCAGCCATTCCTTCTTTTCATTGTTCGTCATTTTTCCTCCTACTTTTTATTCCGCTCATTTCTTAAAGTTCGGACCAAAGCCGATCACGCCGAAAAATGCAACAATGACCGCCCCGGCCACAAGAATGATTTGTGCTGCTATACACATCCTGCTCACCTCCCTGTACTCCCGAAGCCGCCGTTGCCGCGTTCGGTGCCTGCCACCTCCAAATTCTTTGCAGTTGACTGCAAAACGGAAATAACGGCGGCGGAGAGTTTGGTGCCGGTGGCCGGATCCTTGGCATTGATCTTGCCGATCAGCTCCTGTACCTTTGCGGCGGTTTGTTGCAGCTCGGTGAAGTACACCCGGCAGGCTGCCACATCCGTGTCTGCACCCGCTGCCTTGGCTTGCCGAACAGCGGCGTCCAACTTGGTGGCACTACTGTCCAACTGCCGTTCCAGGTCTGCCTTTTCCTGCTCCAGTTTTTCCACAGCGGCTTTGGTCCTTTTCTCGGCGTCTGCCTTTGCCGTTGCCAGTTTAGCTTTGTATTCCTTGGTGGCTTCCTTTTTCGCTTCCTTTCGGATCGCCTCCGGGTCCGGCGCTGCGTCGGCCCGCTGCTGCAATTCTTCCAGCTGGGCACTGTACTTGGCTTTAACTTCCTGCTCAATGGAAGAACGGAGTGTGTCCGTGTCCACCGGCTCCGGCACTTCGCTTAATTCGCTCTGTGCCTGGCCAAGATCGAAGGTCAGCTGTTCCGTCTGCTTCTTGTAGCGTTCCACCTCTGCCTTTAACTCCCTGACTGTGGCACTCTCCAAATCCACATCTGCGGTGAACTCTTCCCGCTCATAACTGCTGATTTGAGAGATCAGCTCCAGCTTGGTGATCCCCAGGTCGGCGTGGTCGGCCATATACTTCTGACCCAACTTTTCGTATGCTGATATGTAGGAATAGGCTTGCCGCTGCTTAATGCCGCAGGCTTGCTCGGCGTACTCCTCGAATGTGTCATAGCCCAGCTCCGTGTATAGGCCCTCATCCCGCATAGTCTTAAGATCGTGGCACACATCTACCAGTGCTCTGGCCATTACCTGGCCATTGGCCAGGATCCGGGCGTGGGTGTCGTAGGCTTTCTGTGTGGTGGGCGTTACTTCTTGCATTGTAGTGATTTGGTTATCCATAAGTCCTCCTTAACTGACTGCTTTCGTTTTTCTGTTCGACTTTAGGTAGGCAAGCCAGGCTTGCATAAACTCCTGCACATCCGGCGGTGCAGGTCGGTTGTGATCGGCTCTGCATTGAATAACGGCGCCGTTTTTGAACTCAACGGTCACATAGGATTGATCCGGGTTCGACTGCTTGCGGACGAAAAGTATATCCGTCTTTCTGTCCAGGTATTGTTCCGTGTAACAGGAGTACACACAGTTGTGCTGGGCACAACCCTCTTTCAGCAGATCTTCCGGTCCCTCGGCCGGCCGAATGAACAGCCCGCTGCTGGCGTATGCATATTTGCGTTTCAACTTTGGCAGATCCTTAGCTAACTTCTTTGACCGCTCGGCTTGCTCTTTTGCTTTCTTTTCGTTGGCTCGGCGTGTCAATTCTTCGGAATACTGCCGGTGCAGATCTCGCAGATTCTGCGGTACGGCTACCTCTTTACGGTTAACATCCAGGCCCAACCGCCTGCACTGATCCAGATAGTCGCTGTAATCTGAGAGCACATTTGTTGGCGTTCCATATCCCGCTGCCTGCCGGTTTACCCAGTTTATTGCCTTTTGCGGAGATAGGTTCTGCCGCAAAACATCAAGCGCCTTGTAGCATTTTTGCGGGCTCCATGTGTATTGGAAAGCAAGAAAAAAAAGAATATTTTTATCTGACATTTTACAGCCGTATTTTTTCAGCGCCGCTGTTGCTCTGAGTGTTGAACAGCAAATCTTGTATTTTGCTTTTATCATGCGGTACTCCGGCTTGGTCAGTCGCATTGCCTTGTAAGGCACCACTTGCTTGTAGTCCATACCGGTTGTGCAGTTCCACTCCACCTGTTCGGCTACCAAGTCGCTGTTGCCCTCTTTGATCAGGCGCTCTGTCAGCACCGGATGGCGGCTGTATTGATACAGTAACCCAAGCAGGTTGACCGGGTAGTTGGCTATAGCGCTACGGTGCAGTTGCTGCGCACATTCGTGGTATGTCTCCCATGGCAGATAGCGTAGGTTACTTTTTTCCAACGCCTCTTCAAAGCCCAGCAGCTTTGCTCCCTCTCCCTCTGTGCACTTCCAACTGTTGTGATCCAGTTTGGCTGGCTCCACCGTGCACGGCAGTTTGCGTGTTGGCTTTTGTTTTACGCTGATGAACATATCGTCACAATAGTAACTGCGTTCAGCCACGAAGTGCTGCCCAAGATTGAAGTATGCGGCGTACAGCAGTCCGCCCATTTCTGGCGCGGCCTTAAAGCCGTATCTATAGTCTTCGTACACCCGAACGAAAGAAAGTAATATCCCACCGTTCCTTGTCCGCTGCGTTACCGCTACCACTGCCGCGTTGACCAGCTGACTACGGCCACGCCCGGCGTCTTTGGCTTGGACTTCGTGCCCGCAGGCGGGGCAGCATACGGTGTCGTTATGCCGTGCAGAGCGGCAAGCTGCGTGTTTGTCCGTCCATAGTCGCATGTTCTCAATGTCGATCTGCACATCCTTGCCGCAAGCGGTACAATAGCCATACCTATGGCCGCATTCTTTGTGCTTAAAAAAATACTGCTCGTTGACGAACACTTGCTTGTGTGCAAATGTCAGTATCTTTTTCTCCGGCAGTTTCGGGCGGCCGTCCCAGATTTTCTCTGCCTGTTCCTGCGTAAGCGTGTTCAGTTTCTTTCCCATACCGACACCTCACAGCAGATCCAGCAGGTCGATGATCTCCGCCTTGTTCTCTTCGGCGGTAAAGCCGTAATAGCCCGCTGCCCATTCGTACACGATGTCGTCCGGCACGGCTGCGCAGTTGCCCGCGGCTTGTTTCCGGGCGTTACTGGTGATGTGATCCCAGCAGCCTTTCAGGCTCTTGCCCTCATCCAGCACCTTGTCCGCGTTTTCATCATTGACCAGGCAGTGGTCTATAATGTGTGAGCATAGCAGACGCACGGTGGCGCTACCCATCTTCTCCGCCTCCTGGTCGATCTTATCAATGGCTTTTTGGATTTTCTCGGTCATTTCAGCGTTACCTCCTTGATCTGCGCCAGCGCGCAACGCTGGCAGTGCTCGTCCAGTTCCGGCTTGTCCAGGCCGCACCGGTTATTGATTGAGCCGTAGATACACACATCTCTGCATATCGTCGCCAAGATCGCAACTGTAGTTTTTTCGTTCTCATTCTTCATTATTGCGCTCCTCAAAGGCCATACCGGCCACGGTGCCCAGGTTGATCAGATCCCGACATACAGCTTCTGATTTGGACAGATCCATTGTTCTGATCACGCCCTGCACGATCAGGCCGGACTTAACTACCACCAGGTCCCCGCGCCGGTACAGATCGTACCCCTCTTCTTCCTTTTCGATAGGTTGCAACGCTCTTTTGTTGATGAATGTCATGCCCGCACCTACAATCAGCGGTTGCCATACAGCGCCTGCGGCTACAATGCAGGTGTCCAGCGGGGCGGCATATTCTTCATCGGGGCATTGGTCTGCCAGCGGCAGATCCGCTTTTGGCATTCTTGTCATGATCACGCTGTCATCCTCTGCCAAGTCAGCGACCATACGCAGCGTCTCCGGCG